ATCCTTTCGGCAGTAAATATGCTAGAAATAAAAAGCTGGCAAGATCTTGAAAAGACTTGCGATCTTATCGTAAGATTTCTTGATGAAATCATTGAAATTCAAGATTACTTTAATATTGCTGCTGAAAATTTTGCTAAAAAACGTCGTAGTCTTGGGATAGGAATAACTAATCTAGCAGCTTATCTTGCTAAAAATGAATTAAAATATACATCTGATAAAACGCTTCCAATTCTTGATGAGTGGATGGAGCATTTTCAATATTATCTTTTAAAATCAAGTCTAGAGCTTGCTAAAGAAAAAGGTAAATGTGAAAAGTTTGATAGAACAAAGTATTCAAAGGGAATTTTACCTATTGATACTTATAAAGATAAAGTAAACGAATTATGTAAAAGAAAACTATCTCTTGATTGGGAAAAATTAAGAAAAGAGATTAAAGAATTTGGTTTAAGACATTCTACATTATCATCATGTATGCCATGTGAGAGTAGCTCTGTAATTCAATCCTCAACAAATGGCGTAGAACCTATTCGGAGTTTAATTACTTATAAGATGAGTAAAATGGGTAAATTACCAGTACTAGTTCCTGGGGTTGGTAAATATGATGATAACTATGAATTAGCATATGACTTCAAGGATAATTCTGGTTTATTAAAAATAAATGCTGTTATTCAAAAATACATTGACATGGCAATATCAACTAATGTATACTACAATTATTCTCATTATGAAAACAATGTTCTTCCAGACGCTAAAGTAATGAAAGAAATTATGCAAGCTTACTCTCTAGGTTTAATTAGTCTTTATTATAATAATACAGATGATGGAGATAAGGAGCAGCTAATGAATCAAAAAGAAGATCGCGATTGTTCCTCTGGAGCGTGTAAATTATAATCTATGAAAAGTGTTTTAAATTTAAAAAATATAGATCATACAAAACAACCATTATTTTTTGGAGAAGATCTTAATCTTCAAAGATATGATCGTTTTAAATATCCTATATTCTTTGAATTATTTAAAAAACAAGAAGAGTTCTTTTGGTGGCCACATGAAATAGCATTAAATAAAGATCGTAGCGATTATAAAGATCTAGCTGGTCAAGAAAGATTCGTATTTGATACTAATCTAAAATTTCAGACTCTTGGAGATAGTATGCTTTCAAGAAGTATTCATTCCTTAAAAGATTATGTAAGTAATCCAGAACTTGAGATATGTATGAATACTTGGCAAAGATTTGAAGGTATTCATAGTTATTCTTATTCATATCTTCTTAATAATGTTCATCCAGATGCAAGTAAATTCTTTGATAGCATTATGGAAGATAAAGAGATCGTATCTCGCGCAGAACTTATTAGGAATAATTTTGATAAAATCCTTGGCGATGATGATAAGAAAGACTTAAAACAAAAAATATTTGATTGTATCCTTTCCGTTAATGTAATGGAAGGTCTTGTATTTTATGTTTCATTTGCTTGTTCTTTCTATTTTGGATATCGTGGTAAAATGGAAGGTAATGCTAAGATCATTAAGTTTATTCAAAGAGACGAAGCTCTTCATTTTGCTACAACTCAAAATTTAATTAAGATTCTTAAAGAAGAAGATAAAGAAGGTTTTACTTCTATAGTCAAAAAGAGCGAAGATAAAGTATATGCATTTTATGAACAGGCTGCTAAAAATGAAATTGAATGGGCAGAGTATCTATTTAGTAAAGGCTCTCTATTAGGTTTAAATGCGGAGGTACTAGCTGGCTATTCCAAATGGCTTTGTGATGCTCGTTTGCGATCATTGGGATATAAGAAAATTTTTAATCAAAAAGATAATCCTATTGCTGGCTGGCTAGATAGTTATCTTGATAGTAGTAAAGTACAGGTTGCTCCACAAGAAACAGAGATATCAACATATAAGATTGGCGCAAGAAAAACTGATATATCTGATGATGATTTTGGAGATATGAAGCTATAATATAATACAAAAGTGTATTATATAGTGTGAGCGAGATTAAAAAGAAAAAGAAAGTAAATCAACTTACAATTAAAGAGTGCGAAGCAATCTTAACTAGATTAGCTGGACAAATAGAATGTAAGTACTATCAGCATGTTTTAAATCACTATAGGAAGCTTTTACCTTCTCACGCGATGGCTATTGAACTGTCCAATGTTCCAAACGATAATAGTGCAACTTTACCATAATTTATATAAAAAAATATAATCTATAAGTGTAAATATATGTGTGAATCTAGACATCACAACTGTATTTAATCTTGTTATAGGAGCCTTATCATTCTTAGGCGGATGGCTTTTTACTAGAGTATTCTCTATATCTGATCGTCAAGAGAAATTAATTAAAGATTTAAATGATAAAACATTCAGTGATTTTATAGCTTTAAGAAAAGAAGTAGAGATAGAAAGTCGTAAGCACCAACAAGAGATCGCAGATCTAGCTTTAAAAGTAAGTACTACTTACGTTACAAAAGAATCATTTGAAGCGTATTTTGATAGAATTGAAGCTAAACTTGATAGAAATTTTGAGACTATACAGAATTATTTGATGAATAAAAATAAAAATTAACTGTAATAGTTAATGTGACGGTTTCAGATAGAGATATAGATTTTTTTGCAAAAAAGCTAGGTTTATCACCAGAAAAGACTTTCTTACTGTTACAAGATCCAGATTGCCTTCCAGAAATATTAGATAAAGTATCAGAAGATAATATAGATGGAATAGTAGATATAAGTTTCCCAGTCTTTGCTGAATTAACTATAATAAAATATAGTAAAGATTTAGACTATTCGTTTGAAGAGAAGGAATATGTATCAGAGATGGTTGGTACAAAGTTTTACGATCTTATAGAATATCCACTTCAAAATAAATATTTTTTTACATTAGAACAGAATGAAGATACAGCTAAATCAGTCTTAGTATTTTTAGGGTTTTTTTATAAAAGTCTACATAGAACTAGAAGATGCTATCCATCAGAAAATATCTATTATAATATAGCAAAGAACGGATTCATTAATTCAGATAAAGAAGAGATATCTTATCATCTTAAAGATTGGATTAAAGTATTAAGAATCATACATAATGAAGTTTGGTATTAATACGATATCCTCAGATTATTTAACTTTTCTTTGATATCCAAAAGGGCTTTACCTTCAGATCTTATATATCTGAAGTTAAGTATTATCAACCCAACTTTTCTTTTGACTCCAAATTTATCACGATTTCAGCGATAAACGGGCCATCGCACTTATGGGTCAGAGGTAGCTTCGACCACTACATTCTGCGATGCCTATAGCTACATTCCCTTCAAAAGCCATATTATGTACAAAAGAAGGTTTTAATAGTTGTCAGCCCTTGGGACATTGCTATCTCAGGGATTGATAGTTGATTTTTTGACATCAACAAACTGCTCTAATTGGAAGCTATGTTTAATTATATTAGAATACATTTGCTTTTTTGTCAAAGTTTTTTTATAATATATAAGATGGAAGTAGTAAAAAATAAAGCTAGGTGGTCAGTTTACTCTCAAAAATGCGTTAAGCATTACAACATAGATAATAACAATATTTATGATGAGCCTAATGAATATCCCTGTATTGCAATACCTCAATTAATTTCAGATATAAATGGGGCTAGAATTAAATTTAATTTTGTTTATAAAAAAGATTGCCAAAAACTTTTAAAAGCTTTATAATGTGTAAAATAATATAAGTTCTTTCTCATTGGGCCAGATCTGGTTTCGATTTTAGGAATCGGAATTAGAATGCAAGTAGAGGTTTAGGTGGGTCTCTTTAAAATGCCTTAAAAAGTATTAACTGCCAAAACAGCTAAATACAAAGGTCATATCTCTGCTAGAGTTTCTCTAGTTGAGGAGACCGTTTCTGTAGCCTAAGTTCTACAGCGTGATTACCATGACACATCTAATGGATAGTTGCGTATTTAGATGTCTTTATTTATAAAGTTTTTTTATTCTTTATAGGTTTAGTACTCAAAATAAAATCGCTGAGTATGTTTGTTCTTTATCTATACAAAGCTAAAAACAAAAAGAACTAAACTTGTAGTATTTTAATTTAAATTCTCTAAAAGACGGGGATTCGATTTCCCCCTGGTCCAAGTTTTATTGATTTATATTATATTTTTACTATAATATCTTTTAATGCTAAAAAGAAAATCTACAAAAATAAAAATAATCTGTGCTGAATGTCATAAAGAACACTTAAAACATAAGTCAGATTATTTAAGACAAATCAACAGAGGACAGTTAAATTTTTATTGCAGTAACAGATGCTCTTCAACCGCTAACTATAGAAAAAATCCAAAAAATCTAGATAAGAATAAAGGAAATATATCTTTTTTAAAAGAAAGTGGATATTGTCAGTTGGATGAATATAGCCCTTTTAAGTATCACGCGAGCAAAGCAAAAGCTAGAAGTAAAGCTAGAGGGAAAAAATTTAATATTAATATAAAATATTTAAAAGAAATTTGGGATAGTCAAAAAGGAATTTGTCCTTATACCGGAATTAAAATGGAAATATCTAGAACATGTCAAGATGAAGATATTAGAAAAACTCCTACAAAAGCAAGTCTTGATAGAATAGATCCAAATAAAGGATATATTATAGGTAATGTTGAATTCGTATGTTATTGTATTAATGTTATGAAAAATGACTTTACAAAAGAGGAAATGATAAAATTTATAAATCAAATAAAAAGTGTAAACAGTTAGATGAAAGATGGTGCAGAATATATCTATACTTTGATTATTGGGCTTATTATATTTGGCGTAGCTAAATTCTTATTAAGCTTATGAGTAAGCCAAAGTATGAAGTAGGTGATAGGGTAAGGTATAACTGCATCTACGTTAATGAGTATGTAATAGGTGAAATACTTAGTATACGACAAGCAAATTTGAATTGGGATTATAGTATTAGATATGAAGTGTTTGTTGATTTTAACTATGTTCAATGGGTAAAAGAGCAAGATATACTTGAAAAAGTAAAATAATAATATCATAATAATAAATACGCCAGAATAGCACAGCGGTAGTGCAGCGGTTTTGTAAACCGCAGGTCATCGGTTCGAATCCGATTTCTGGCTCATATTGTTTTTTAAGTGTAATATAGTCGAACTATATTTTAATAATGAGTACATCACAAAGAATATCAAATATTGAATTAGCAGTTAAGCAATGGGCAAGTGGCATAAATAACTTGGGCGTTGCTCAGGATGATCTAAATTATTTATCTGATAGTGTTTCAGTAAGTGGACTAGATCTAATAGTAAATACCTTTAATTCTTGGGCTGGAAACGGAGTTGATGTAAACCAAGACGATTTAAATTATGCAACGGATAGCGTATTATCAGTCCCAGAGAGAAGCTCAACAATATCAAATTATACACCAAGTGGATCAGATGGATTAGTGATAAAAGGTAATATCAATAGAAAAGAATTTTTTATACAAAATCTTATTCATTCTCCGTTGTATGTAAAATATGGTACATCTGCCTCAAATACAAGTTTTAATTACGTTTTATCTGGCAGTAATTTTACTCATTTCAGAGATTCTTTTTATACTGGTGATGTTAGTGTATATAGTAGCTCAACACCAAATTATATTAGTTGGGAAAGAAGTTAAATAAATCTAACTTCTAGATAATCTTCTCTTTCAATTATAGAAAAGCATTTAAATTCTATATTCTCTTTGGCATAATCAATAAATTGTATCCAACCTTCTTCATCTTTTGAAACATTATATATCTTTCTTGCATTATTCTGTCTTCTTATTTTTTTTTCTAATTCAAATATTTCCTGTTCAAATTCGTCATCTAATTCTTTCTTAAAGGCTTGAACCTCTGGTAATATAAGCAAACTATTTATTAAGTTAAAATCATCTTTATTTTTTATTTTTTCTTCTAAAAATATTATGACTCTAGATCTACATTGACAATCGACTAATTCTCTTGCAGAAGTTAAATCCTGTCTTATTTCTGGGTATGTTTCATATAAGATGTCGAATGGATTCTTCTCATTTAAGAAAAGACGAATATATTTCCGTACAATACTGACTTCTCGATTTATCACAGTAAACCTATTAT